TCCTGCAGACTGTAGAAGGCCGGCGCGTATTATGGCGGCTTCTCGAGTATTGCCAGATCCTAAAGAATCCAGACATGGGCGACACCCACCGGACTTACATGATGATCGGGACTCAGGATGTCGGGAGAAGATATCTTACGCTGATCGAGGATGCCGACCCATCCGCATGGGACAAGATGCGTAGAGAAGCAAAAGGAGACAGATAAAAATGGCTGAAGGACAGGCAACGCAGACGGGTAACACAGGCGCCGCGGCGACTCCGCCGGCAGAAGGTAGCGCTTCCCCACCAGCAGGTAGCGCGCAAGCCTCAGGCACCCCACCCGCTCAGAATACCCCGGCCGGTACCACGCCTGCTCAGGGAGCGCCTGACCCGGCTGCTACTGGCAAGCCCGCTGAAAGCCAGGCATCGCCGGCCGCGGCTAAGGCTGATGGTGACAAGACTACGGATTCCAAAGAAAAGGCTTCTCAACCGGCAAAGACGGCGCCCGAGAAATACGAGCTCAAATTGCCCGAGAAGTCATTACTTTCCCCTGACCGGCTGAAGAGGATTGAAGAGCAGTCACGCTCTCAAGGACTCTCCAACGAGCAGGCCCAGGCGAAAGTCAATGAAGAGAGCGAGGCTGTCTCCACCTTTCAAGAAAGCCAGATGAAGGCATTCGGCGACCTTCAGAAGACCTGGATTGAAACAGCTCAGAATGACGCGGAAATCGGAGGGCAGGCATTCAAGGAGAATGTCGAGCTCGCCAAACGCGCCATTGAGAAGTTCGCCACCCCGGAATTCAAAAAGGCGCTCGATGACTCCGGCTTCGGAAACCAGCCCGAGCTGCTTCGGACTTTTGTCCGGATCGGGCGGGCGCTGGGCGAGGACAAGCTTGTGATCCCAGGTTCGGCGAATACCGAACAGAAGACCACGACCGACATCCTTTACGACCATCCAACATCTCAACAGAAAGGTTAACTGACATATGGCTACTAACGGAACGCCTCTCAATCTAATTGACTGGGCGAAACGCCAGGACCCAAACGGGAAGACCGCGACGATCGTGGAGCTTCTCTCCCAGACGAACGACATCATGGATGACATGACCTTCATCGAGGGCAACCTCGCGACTGGTCATAGGACGACTGTCCGGACGGGACTCCCGGCTGTCGCGTGGCGGAAACTGAACGGCGGTATCCTGCCCTCAAAGAGCACGACCGCGCAGCTTGATGAGGCCGCGGGGATGCTCGAGGCCTGGTCGGAAGTCGATAAGGATCTGGCTGAGCTAAACGGCGATGTTTCGGCCTTCCGTGAAAGCGAAGGTGTCGCATTCCTGGAATCCATGAACCAGAATCTGGCCCAGACTATTTTCTATGGCGACACGACGGTTAACCCGGAGCGATTCCTGGGGCTTCACCCGCGGTTTAACGCGATCTCAGGTGCCGCGAATGGCGTCAACGTTATGTCTGCCGGAGGATCAGGATCCGACAATACCTCGCTCTGGTTACTCGGCTGGAGCCCGCGGACGATCACGGGGATCTTCCCGAAGGGATCGAAGGCAGGCCTAGTCCACGAGGATCTTGGCCTTGATACGGTCGAGAATACGGCCGGCATCGGGGGCTCGCGTATGCGCGCGTACCGTGAGCACTGGCAGTGGAAGGTCGGCATTGCCCTGCGGGATTGGCGCTACGTCGTCCGGATGTGCAATATCGATGTCTCCGATCTCGTGGGATCGACCGGCACTCAGAGCGCCAATAACCTGATCGCGCTCATGTCTCGGATGCTTGATCGCATCCCGAGCTTCAACGGGATCCGGCCCGCGTTCTACATGAACCGTACGACCTATTCGCTCCTGCGCGTGCAGGCTCTGAATAAGTCGCAAAACGCGATTGGTATTGCTGACGGTCTTGATCAGTTCGGCAATCCCCGGAAGGGAATGATGAACTTCCTCGGAATCCCGATCCGCAGGGTCGATCAGATCCTGAACACGGAATCGACCATCAGCTAATTCGACAGATAAACAAGGAGATCTCATATGTTTCTTGATAACCAATTGGAATTTGCAGACGGGACCTGGGCGCCAACTGCGACGGGTGACAATATCTCGCCCAACGTGCTTGATACGGGACCGCTCGGAGGCTCCCCGACTGCCAATGCTGGGCGTGATCTAGGTCAGGGCAAGCAGCTCTGGCTTCTTGTCACGGTCGCGGCCGCTGTTACCTCTGCCGGTGCGGCGACCGTGGACTTCAGGCTTCGAACCGATTCGAATGCGAACCTGACGACCGCTCCGGTTGATCTTGTCGCGACGGGAGCGATTGGGAAGGCTACCCTGGCCGCCGGATACCAGATCGTGATCCCGGTGCCGTCGGCGACCTATAAGCGGTATCTCGGCGTGAACGCCAATATTGGCACGGCAGCGCTTACCGCTGGCTCCTTCCAGGCTGACATCATTACTGATGAGCAGCGGAATACCAAGTACGCTTCGGCTTACACGCTGGATCAGTAACTGCATTCATAAGCTCATCCGCTCCCGGGGCTTCTTATGGCGGCTCCTGGGGCGGATGGGTTTTAAGAAAGGAACCTATTTATGAAGCATAAACTGGATACAAAAAAGCAGGCCGCAGATGATAGCGGTGTCAGAATCAAGGTCCGGGCTACTAAGCACGGTGTCTATGACACCCTTAAAGAACCTGGCGCTGTCTTTGAAATCACCGATGAGGACCACTTCTCGGACTCTTGGATGGAGGAAGTGGACGAGGACGAGAAGCCTCTGCCCGCCGATAAACAGCATCGGATGAAGGCGGCTCGTAAGAAGCGCGCCGAAAAGATGGGCGTATCTGAGAAGGCCCTGGCGGCAGGGCTTGAGCCTGAGCAGGTTCAGCCAAAAGAGGAACCAGAGGAAGAATCAGGCGCGGAAGTCCGCACCTTTTCTCAGGCCCAGGCTCAAAAGCCAGAGCAGGGCATCGAGTCGGCTCAGAATCGTAAAGTAATCTAAGGCGTATCAAAGTAAGGCAGCCAGGGGTGGGACTTCCCAATTCCCCCTCCCCTGGCTGCCTGCCCCAAAGCGTAGGCGGGATCCATGGCTTCAAAAACAGACATCGCAAATCTGGCGCTCTCGCATATCGGAGTGGCGAACGATATTTCTAACCTCGATAGCGAGAAGAGTAACGAGGCCCGCGCCTGTAACCGCTTTTACGATCAAGCCAGACGTCAGACGCTTCGGGACTTCCCCTGGCCATTCGCCAAAAGGATGGCGACCCTCGCCCTGGTTACGGATTACACGGTGAGTGATACCATGGAATGGGATTACGCCTACCGCTACCCATCCGATTGCGTCCTGGTCAGGCGAATATCAAACGAGACGCCAGTTGATACCGCGTGCTCGGAGATCCCTTACGAGATCATGGGCGACGATACGGGACAGCTCATCATGACGAATCTCGAGTCAGCCGGCATTGATTACACAACCGACATAACAAATACGGCACTCTTTCCAGACGATTTTGTCATGGCGCTTTCTCTGAGGCTTGCGGTTTATATCGCGCCCAGGATCACCGCGGGCGATCCATTTAAGATGGGCGACAAGGCCGCCGCACTTTATCAGGGCGAGCTCTCGAAGGCGCAGGCAACGGCGATTAATGAGGGGCAGGTCACTCCTCAGCCAGAATCGGAAATTATTCTCTCGAGGCGATAGAATGGGAGTGACCCGATGACCATCGCCGCTCAGCGCTCTTTTGCCTCAGGCGAAGTCTCCCCTTACATTTACCCGCGGGTTGATACGATCAAGTATTCCACGGGGCTTCGGACTTGTCGGAATAACCTGATCCTGCGCCACGGCGGATCGGCCTCAAGGCCCGGGACTCAGTTTGTTGCTGAGGTCAGGGACTCAACCCAGACGGTGAGATTGATCCCGTTTGTTTTTAATCTCTCTCAGGCCTATGTCTTGGAGTTTGGAAATTCACCGGGATTCGGTGGGTACATTCGCGTCCACCGTAACGGCGTGCAGATGACTCTACCTTCCGTTACGATCACCAGCATTACTCAGGGGAACCCAGCGATCGTAACGACAGCGACCGCGCACGGACTATTTGCAGACTATGAGGTGGCCATTTCTGGAGTCGGAGGAATGACCCAGCTCAATGGCCGAAACTTCAAGGTCGGAACTAGTGGTTTTTCAAGCACCACATTCTCGCTTGCAACAATGAACGGCGTCAACCTCGATACGACTTCATATGGTTCCTACACCTCAGGCGGCCTGATGGCTCAGATTTATGAGATATTACACAATTACACGACGGCGGATCTTCCCCTCCTGAAATTCATTCAATCAGCTGATGTGATGACGATAGTCCATCCGAGCTATCAGGTGGCAGAACTCAAAAGGGCTGGCGACACGGACTGGACTTTGACCGCGTTAACGAGCATCAATTGGGGCCCTGCTCTAGCTGCCCCATCGGGACTCACTAGCTCTGGCAGTTCGACAACAGGCGGAGTAGCTCCATACTATAAAGTAACTGACATCGCTGCGGCGACCGGAGAGGAGAGTCTGGCTTCAAGTCAACTCGTTCAAACCTATGTCCCGTCCGTATCCGCGCCAGTCACCATTAGCTGGACCCCGAAGGGCGGTGCGAGTTCCTATAATGTATACAAGTCATTAGAGGGTGGCGCTTTCGGGTATCTGGCGACTCCTGATGGGAGCAGCGTTGTCGATATCGGCATCAATCCAGATTATAGTCAGGGACCTCCGATCGCGGCATCTCTCTTTTTGACTAGCGGAAACTATCCATCGGCTGCTGCATATTTCCAGCAGCGCATCTTATATGCTGGGTCAAACAACAATCCAGAAACAGTCTGGGCATCGAGGGTCGGTCTATTCCATAACTTCACGATAAGTACTCCTGTCCAGGACGACAACTCCATCCAGTTCACGCTCGTCTCCCGCCAGGTCAATCAGATCAAGCATCTGGTCGACATCGGGAATCTCGTGATCTTCACTTCGGGCGGCGAGTGGGTCATGAACGCGGACACCTCTTCCCCGATGACGCCATCCAATATCAGCTTGAAACAATACTCCTATAACGGGGCGGCTGATCTTTCCCCGATCGTAGTTGGCGGCAATGCCATCTACGTCCAGGCCAGAGGCAATATTGTCCGGGACCTCTATTTTGAATTCCAGAGTGATGCTTACAAGGGAAATGACCTGACGATTTTCTCCTCGCATCTCGTGGATGGATATCAGTTGGTTGACTGGGCCTATCAGCAGATCCCGCAATCGATCATCTGGATCGTGAGAAATGATGGCGTTTTACTTGGGATGACTTACGTCAGAGAGCAGCAGATCATTGCCTGGCATCGTCATGACTTTCAGGCTGGGATTGTTGAGAATGTCGCCTCGATCCCGGAAAGCACGACCGTCCAGGAGGATTCCCTCTATTGCGTGGTGAGACGGACGATCAACGGGAGATCGGTCCGATACATCGAGCGGATGGCAACGCGGACCGTGCTCGATATCCGGGATTTTATCGGGATGGACTCGAGCCTGACTTTTGACGGCCGAAATACCGGCACGACCACGATGACGCTTTCGGGCGGTACGAATTGGGATTATACGGAAACCCTGACGCTGACTTCGAGCACGAGTTTCTTTACCTCAGCCATGGTGGGTGATCAGATCCAGCTCACAGGCTCCGATGGCTCGCTCGTCCGCTTCACGATCAAGGGATACACGAGCGGGACGGTCGTGACTGGGACTGTGGATCCTCTCGCTCCCTCTTCGCTTCAGAATACGGCTGTGACCGCCTGGGCGCATGCGGTGAGCAAGGTTTCGGGACTCTGGAATCTCGAGGGCCAGCAGGTCGCAATCCTGGGCGACGGGTATGTGATCGCAAGCCCCAATAATTCAAAGTACCCGACATTCACTGTCACAAATGGCACGATCACGCTTCCCTCTCCCTACGCCGTCATCCATGCGGGACTTCCTTTTATTTGCGATCTT